GGCTTGTCGATTCAGCCAGTGTGTATGTTTCAGTTTTTGGATTATCAGTTTGATTCTGAATAATCCCAGTCTCGAAATTGAACGTATCCCAAATCCACATCGACACATATCCCTCAACCGTTTTCTTATACGGTCCAAGATTATAATCAATTGTGATTGTAGACCAGTTCTTGTTTGACTTGAAGTTATTAACCGACAAACGTCCTTCGTAATAATAGAAAGGATCATCCTCCAATATAACCTTGTGACGAACCCCATGCACATAGGCCATAATTCTAGAGTAGATTTCCTCCCAGGAAGAATATTCATGGTGGACAATGAACTCCCATGATCCTGTTCGATTGCTATAATTCGGTTTGCCGGTTAAGAACTCGGTAAGATCGATCGCACCGTCCATACCAGGGATCTCTACGAAACTCATACGTACAGGCGGTGGATTGACAAGGGGTCGGGCGGTTGGGATAAGATGCCAATCGTCCCAGGTGTTGATGTCATCAATTATGAGCGAATGATACATTTATCCCATCCTTCCTTTCATTACTGCCATTACTCCAAGTCGTTTATCCATTTTGCCAGCGATCTGACCAACAAGAGCACCGGTATCAGTGACCATTTGCATGTTTGCTACAGCGGTTCCGAGATTACTGAGGTTCTCGTTCATCAAACCTATAGCGGAGACTACGTCAGGACTACCATTTTGATTTAACTCAATCGTCGACGTACCATTAGTAGTAACATGAGAAGCTATTGTTCCGCTATTAACACCGATAGAATGATGGGCAAACATTCCTCCAATAAGACCAGCGCCAGATCGTACTCCAGACAAATCTAGAACTGGTCTGATGACAGGCTGAGACATATCTTCTTGAGACAGGAGCTCTTGAGTCTTAGCGAACATGTCAGCAGTAGTTGATAGAGCAGCACTGGCAGTGCTTCTTGCGGATTCAACAACAAAACCAATGCCTCCTTTAAGACCGATTGCCATACCTTCAGCACAATAAGCACCTATTCTGGCGAATCGTCTAGAAGGTGAATTAACTTCAACCTCTTCAGCAGTAGTTGTCTCAGCGGCCTGCGCCAATTCAGAAGCAGCCTGTCTTACGCTTCCAATTCGATCACGAATACCCTGAGCCAAACCTTCTGCAAGATTATGGCCTATCGACTTAAATTCGCTGTAATATCCATTAGCACTCTTAGCGGCGTCCATACATACTTTTCTTATAGCAGACGTAAGCCCAGAGCTGTCAACACCTTCTCCAAGATTCTCATTTATAGAAGTAGAAATGGTGCCGATGGCGTTTGCAAGTGCTGTGCCATTATCTCCGTTATCCTGATAGAGAGCCAAAGCGGTAGCAATAGCTTCAATACCCTGAGCAACAAGATTGAAGTCTCCAGCATTTGTTTCGCCAAGAGCCAAAGAAAAGTCAGCAACAGCAGTTCCCAAATCAGCCATTGGTCGAATAAGACTCCAGCCTGAATCATTTACAATTGCAAATCCGTTTTCAGGATCGGAAATCCAATTCAGGAATCGTGCAACACTTTGCAGAGATCTAGTAGCCTCATCAACATCAGTAGCTAAATTCGCAGAGGCAATGCCCGCTATGCCATTCTCGCCAGATGACAACTCGTGAAGTTTTCCACCCATTTCTCCAATATAGTCAAGAACTGTCTTTTCCTTAGTTGATCCGCCAAAGAATTCCGCGATAGGACCTTTAGCAGCTTCAATCTGAGGATAAAGTGTCTTGAAGTTATTGAGGAAATCGGATATAGATGCTATAACTTCAATTGCTGTTGAATTGTCGGATATAATTGTAGACTTGGCAACTCCTGAAATATGAGTAGAATAATCGCTAATAGTGGTGCCCATCTCGTCGATATTGCCGAATAGGCCAGAAAGCTTCGTATTATACTGAATAAGAGCGAGACCATCTGGCATACTCTCAGCGACAGTATCAAAGAAACTCTTTATCGCTGTAGCAATCCCAATAGCGGTTCCAGTATCTGCCTCTATCTCTTCCTTATTCTTATCAAAGCCGCTCACATGATCTTTGAAATTGCTAACGACTTTACCAAAATTATCAAGATCAGTTGACAAACTGTCAGGAGCTGTCATGTAGCCAGTTTGAGGAATCGGATTAATCGGATACTGTATAAGTCCTTCAAAGAAAGTGTGCATCTGCTGAGCAATAGCAATTGCTTTGTCGATATCGGCATCCAAACCTTCCTGAGATGAAATATCTTGCACATTTGTGCGGAAAGTTCCGAGAGATGTAGCGAGAATTCCAAGATCAGTAGCAAACTGTCCGAAGTTCTGATCGCCTTCGATAAAGCCGGTAACACCGCCAATCTTAGGTAATTTGTTATTAACAAAATCAGCAATCAGATTCAAAGCGTCGACAGCGCCACTGACACTTTCTTCGGTAATGCCTGTTGTGGCCTCGTTGAACTTCTTAAGAGCATTACCAGCATCTTCCATATCCTTAGCGTACTGATCTGGATCATCTTGACCAGTAAAGCCATCTTTGACACCTTTTGCGAAGCCACCAATAGCTACGCCAAGAGCATTTAGAATTTCACCACCGCTTTTAATTGAATCAACTATGCCTAGATCGTATTCCTCATTAAGCTTACCAATGCCAGCTACGAATCCGCCAAATAACAGTAAAAACGAATCAAGACCTAGACCAAGACCGGCGAGACCGACTGCTATTCCAAGAAACGAATCAGGGCCAACAAAGGAAGACGCAACTGCTACGCCGCCTATTAGAATATCAAAAGCTGTTCCAAATGAATTAAGAGCATCGCCAACAGCAGATATAGCTTCGGAGCCTTTATTAATATCGCTGACTACTGTACCGCCACTCATCCGATCCCATGCTCCGACACCTCTTGCAAACAATGTCAACATAGCAATAGCAAAAGTTAATCCTAAGCCAAGTCCAGCCAAAGCGCCAAACATAGACTTGAATTCTCCGCCATTTGACAATTTACTAAGAGCTCCAACTGCTAGCATTATTCCAGCAAGGCAACCAGTTATTGTTATAAGTCCCCGTTTACCTTGCTCAAAAGTTGTTGGGTCGACATTACCAAGAGCGGTCATGATGATAGCTAATATTCCAATAGCACCAGCAACGGCTAGTAGACCACCAAAACGTATCTGATCTTCACCATTTCCAAGAAGTTTGTTTATGCCAACAAAAGCTATAACAAAAGTCTCAAGAGCAGCCATTATTGTTGCCATTCGAACAAAACCATTATGGAATTGGGTATCATCAGTCTTTCCAAGAGCAACTGCTACAATAGACAAAATGCCTATAGCTGCGGCTAAACTAGTAAGACCTTTAATGGCGAAACTAGCTTGTCCTCCTACTTTTGCATTGAATGCCCCAAACAAGAAAGAAAACAATGCAAGTCCACCAAATATAATTGCTACATTCTTAAAGCCTTTATTAATAAGACCGTCCGGTAATAATCCAAGAACTATAATAGATGCAGCAATTATTCCTATGGCGTTACCGATAGATTTGAAGGCACTGCCAACCGATTTTATTCCATCAGATATTCCAGGAAGAGCACCAAGAATTCCAAGGCCACCTACTATAGCAGTTAAACTAATTAATATCTTAGCTATAATAGATGCACCGATTTCAATCGCAGATGGATCGGCTTTATAAAGAAAACCAATAGCAGCGATGGAGCCAGCAATTATTGCAACTGAAAGAGCAATATTCCTAAACTGCTCACCAATATCAGTCTTTTCTTTATTTCCGCCTTTAAACAAAAGAACGGTATCCCATATCTTTTTACCTAAAGCACCGAGACCAATAAGTGAACCCCCGATAAGCAGCCATTTGCCAATCTGCTTAATCACATTGAAGACATTTTTAGTAGTATCGCTGAAAGTAGAAGATATGCCATTCCACATATCTCCAAACCAAGTACCGATATCGCCAAAAGCGGAAAAACGTTCTTTTATTTTGTCAAAGGTACCGCCTTCACCAGAAGTATCGGTCTTGAAGAAATTAGTAAAAGCTTCTTTGATTTTACCAAAGAACTCTTTAATAGGATTCCAAACATCAAGGAACTTCTGTGCAAACTCACTTCTCGGCCCTACAAAATCTGGATTTATCTCTCTGAAGAATCTAGAAATATTGCCAAATACCTCTTTAATCTTAGCGATAGCTTTGTCTTTCCAAGCACTGAATTTTCTAATAATATCAGTTACTTTATTCTTTATATTGGCAATTTTCTCAGTAAGTCTTGCTGCTGCAAAATCCTCTTCGGTTGCTTGCCCATTTTCTTTAAGAGCCTTGAATTTCTTAGGATTAATTAAAAAGCCAATAGCTTTTATAAATATCCCAATCTTGCCACTTATAAAATCAGCGGCACTGGCTATAGTATCGCCAAGTTTTTGAGCTCTTTCCGGAAGTTTTTCGATGAAATCGTCAAACCAATCGCTGAATTTTTCACCCAAAGGCTCTTTAATATTTTTGTTAAAAATATCTTTTATAGTCGACCAAACCAACTTGAAAGAATCTTTAACTTTTTCAAAAGCACCTTTTAGTTTTTCTCCTATTCCAGACTTATCGATTCCGTCAGTGATCTTTTGCCAAATCTTTTGAAATGTCCAACTTTCATCAGTAGCTTCAGATCCATCTTCGTTTATAATTCCGAAGAACTTTTTTAATCCTGTAACCGCATTATTAATCTTTTCACCAAATGGAGCAAGAAATTCATCAATTTTGCCAAGCCAATCTTCAAATATCCCGCTACTATCAATCCATTCATTTAAAGAAACAAGAGAATCAGAAATTATCATTGCTAAATCGACAAATAGATCGACAAACGGAGACAAAAGATTAAGAACTCTTCCGATTACTTTTCCAAAGAATCCTAATACTTTTTTACCAATATCAAAGACAGCGAATGCTCCTTTGGCAATTCTTTTTACATTTAAAAGAGCTTCGCCAAGGACCTGAATTATCTTAGGTTGATTAGCTAAGCGTTCCTCAACAGCCTTATCTACAGTAAGAGATTCGCTAAGAGCTTTTGCTGTTTCTGGACCAAATATCCCATCAACTATTAGATCATGGTCTTCCTGAAACTTTTTTAATGCTGCTTCGGTTTCTGGACCAAATATCCCATCAACGCCAAACCTACTCAGGTCGTATCCAAGATCGACAAGAGCTTGCTGCATATCAGCAATATCTGAACCTTTCATTCCTCTCTTCAAACCATCTATAAATTCCATAGGTTTGGAGAATATAGATTCAACAACATTTTCTTCCCAGCCAACAACTTGATCTATCAGACCGAATGTATCTCGAATACTTTCTCCAAATTCCTTGAATCTTAGAGTGAAGTCCATTAAGTCCGATCCAGTTAGCGCAGGAAACATCTCATTGAAAGCCTCTGTAACAGCCCTTATAATTCCAGAAAGACCTTCCCAGGCAGCTGTCATCCCTTCAATTAGAGCAGTTCGACCACCAAGATCATACCACTCTTGAAGAAGTTCATTTCGAGCGCTGCCAATGCTGTCGGTCACTTCAATCATGCCATTAGCGAGTCCAGTAAACAACTCGATGGCCTCATCTAGATTACCAAAGACTAATTGAAAAGACTTCATCCATTGAGTACTTACAGCATCCTTAACTGCCTGAATGGCATCGGTCCAAGTTAAAGCTTGCTGAGCAGCATGGAACGCGGACAAACCAAATTCAGTTGTAGTATCTGCGTATTTTTCAAGAGTGGAAATTAGAACATCGCTAGTAAGCCAACCCTCGGACAAAGTCGAATTGAAAGACTGAAAAGTAACAATACTTTTATCGGTAGCTCCCTCAAACTCGTTCTCCGTTGCCTGAAGTGTGCCCAACTCCAAAGCTGTCTGAATAAGTTGCTCTTTAAATTCCTTAGTTGCCATATTTGCCAGCTCAATAGACTTCCAGTCCATAAGCTGAACCTTACCAGCAGCCAAAGCCTGAGCAAAATTATACATAGCTCTGTTCGCTTCCTGAATGCCAGCACCAGACTTAGCCGCTTCATTGGCGATACCTTCCATTGCTCTTTCGGCAACTTCAAGCTCAACGCCAGTTGAAGTGAATTTACCAATAGTGTTTGCCATTTCGGCAAAATCGTAAGAGGTTTCATCAGTATATTGATTCAATCGATCCAAAACCGATTCAACCTCTTCAACTGACTTGCCTGTGGCAGCTTTAATGGTTTGAACAGATTTGGTTTTTAGCTCGTATTTTGATTGCCCAGCGAAGATCTGGTCAATACTAAGAGATTTAGCAATTTGCTTACCGGCATTAATGGCCGAATTCGTAATATTCTGAATCGCGGTCATTCCTACGATGCCCATATTAGACAGTCTACTTGTGACACTTTCCAGATTCCTTGCAAAATCTCCCATCGAGAATCCGTCGAAAGTTTTAGAGAGTTTTTCAAGACTTCTAGCAGACTTATCTAGCTCAAGCCCTTCCTTAAGTTCTTTCAAAGAACGAATGCTCTGTTGAATTCCCTTTTCGAATTGCCCATTGTTAAATTGCATATCGACAATTCTGTTGTCAATACTGCTCAAGCCGAAGTCACCTCCCTCCATACACCTTCAGCGATATAGTCAAAGATAGGCTTGAGAGCCGGATTTATGTAATCAATACCTTCAACGTAACCTCCTGTACCAGTTCCGTGGCCATATTGCAGTATAATTGCAATATTAACATTCTGGTTCGTATTCGTATTGATCCAAGAGATTCTCGTCGTAGTATCATTTCGTTCTATCTCATAAGTCCAGCTCTCAGAAGTTTTTCCGGAGTCAACAGGTGTATTGGATCGAAGAGCTTCAACGCCCATATCGCCGTATTCAGCCAGAGCATTCAAATATCCCTGGCCTTTCATCTTATTAAGGAACCTTTCCATTTTTCGAAAACTTCCACGATGTTGAATAGTTATCAAGTTGACTCCTTTCTGAACAATTAGCCCTTAGTATGCAACCTGGCTTTACGAGCGTCATTCAACGCTTTATTCTGAGCAAGTATCTCTCCTTTACTTTTCTTCTTAGAAGGAGAATTGCGAATATTGCAGACCTTTATCAGAGTAAGAAGTTGATTAATATGCCATTTCTCATACTCTGGTGGAATATTAAGAGCTATCATCCAATAATAGACTATCTCAGCTGTGATGATTTCTCGATTTTGTTTTTGCTTACCGCTAAAAGTAGTGGCAGTCATTGGGTCATCACAATAAGCTTTAATAGAATTCATATTCGCCTGAGTCAAAGAACTGTAAACAAGAGGATCTACAGCATTGATCGTCATGCATCGAATATAATCCATAGTTTCTTCCTCGGTTAAATCAGTTCGGCCAAGAAAGTTTTTATGCCATTTTGATTCCCATCTTCGAATAGAAAGAAGAGAATGTTCAAGACGAAGATGCTGCTCTTTTATACTGACAAAAGTTTCATCAATCTCGTCCCAGTATTCCCTTCCCGGAATAACTATTTCGAGCATTCTCCATCAGCCACCATCTATTCGGTCTTTTCCGCTTTAGCCGCTTCCTGCTTTGCAAGTTCTTCGCGGACCTTCTGAGGAATAATTCCGTTGATGAACTCAGCAGCAGCACCATCAGTGCCAATAAGTTCCACAAACAACTCACTATAAGCTTCAGTCTGTTTGAAAGCCTCGGTCAATTCATCAGTCTTGATGAATCGACGGCCATCGTCAGACTTAACGCCATAAGAACGAGTGACAATATCATCAAAGATACTCATGAGAGCCTTTACATCCTGAGTATTGATGATACGGTCGATCATGTTCACCAAGCCACCATTCTGCTCAAAATTCATCTTAAGAATTTCAGCCTTAGAAAGATTAAAGTAGAAATCTTCTTTACGATCGTTACCATTAAAATCGGTGTAATTGATTGTCTTCTTATACATCTTCTAATCTCCTTTCAAGAACATAAGAGGCTATCCCAAATTGAGACAGCCTCTTGGTTAGTTGTTTTATTAACTCAATTACGGTTTAGGAGTCATCAGAGTCTTAATTTCGTCAGGCAGCGGCAGACGAGGATTCGTGGCCTCAGTCTGAGCTTCAGCATCAGCATCCGAGCCA